CCGGGAGTGGAAGCTCGGCCCGGAAGGCGTGCAGGTGGGCGAACCTCGGAAACAGTTCCAGGGTCTCCTCACCGGATTGCCCAGCTATCAAGGCGAAGCATCGCATGGCGAACCTCGACAAACGGACATCCCCGATGCGAGCTGACGGGCCCCGGCGAGACGGGTGCTCGTGTCCGCACCTACCGGCCGGGACAGCGAAGTTCTCGCCGAGGTCGTGCGGCAGTCGGACGCCGTGGTCGTCGTCTGTCCCCAGATTGCAGACCTGTGCCGGCAGATCGATCAGGGAGCCGGGCTGGCGATCCTCACCGAGGAAACGCTGACCCCTCCGAATCGCTCCCGCCTGGCGGAAACGCTGGACCGCCAGCCGGAGTGGTCGGACTTTCCCCTCCTCATTCTCACGGGAAGGGAGGATCCGGCCGGGATGAGCCAAGCGCTGCAAACCCGATTCGACGTGGCATCCTCGACGATCTTTCTGCAGCGTCCGCTGCGACGGTTCGCCCTGCTCAGCGCCATTCGCGCCGCGTTCCGTTCCCGGGAGCGCCAGTGCCAGGTGCGCGATGAGCTCGCCGGACGTCGCCAGGCCGAGGAAAAGCTGCGCCTCGCCCTGGAGGCTTCGGATCAGCTTCTCGACCGCATCGTTCTGGCGCTCGGTGGATTCGGTCGTCTCTTCCTGTTGCTCGGTTGTGGACGCGAGAGCATCCTCCAGGGCGACGATCTCGGCCCGGACAGCCTGGGTCTGCGCCCGGGTGCGCTCGAGCTGGTTTTCGAAGTTGGCGCGAAGCCCCGTGCCTTCGGGGGCGGCGTTCCGGGAGCGGGCAAACCGTTCTCCACGGGCCACGAGCTGCTGCTCGCGGGCCCGGAGGCGTTCCAGCTCCGACCGGATGGCCTCGGGACCCAAATCTTCGGCCGCGTCACCCGCCCGCTCAATCTCCTCTCGGAAGCTCGCCGCTTCGTCCTTGGCCGAGAGCAGGTTGAACAGCAGCGGCCCCCCGATGGCACCCGCCAGCGTGACGACAGCGCCCAGCGGCCCGCCGGCCAGACCCAGAAGCGCCGCCCCGACACCGCTCGCCCCGGCGGCGACAGTTCCCAGCCTCGCCGCCAGCCCCGCCAGCCCGCGCGCCAGCCCGATCCCGGCCAGCACCTCTAGGGACCTAATGATCGCGTCGGTGTGTTCCAGGAGGAGCTCCAGCGCGCTCGTCGAGACGCGGACGCCGCGGGCGAGGTTCTCGCCGAGCGATTTCGCGAACTCGTCGTTCCGCGTGATCGCGTCCTCGATCGTGCCCGCCAGATCCTGGATCGCCTCGTTCAGGCCCTCCTCGCCCACCTTCCGGGCGGCCACCGCGGCGGTGTCCTCCAGGTTTGAAAGCGACCCGACGAGCGTGTCCATCTGGCGAGACATCGCGTCGGCAAAGTTTTCCCGGCCGAGCTCGCGGAAGAGCTCGACCATCGCGCCCACTTCGGCGTCCACGACCCGGCGAGTGCCGCGGAACGTGACCGCGATCTGATCGCCCTGCTTCTCGATCGGGATTCCGAAGCTCTCCCGGAGCCGCTCGGTGCCGCCCTCGGCCGCCCGCAGAATCGCCTGCACGAAGTCGGTCACGTCTCGGCCGAACGCGGCCGCGAAGTTGCCGAGATCGCGGAGCGTCCCTGCCGTCGGCTCCAGACCGCGCAGCTGAAGCTGCGTGAATGCTTCGACCAGATTCTGAATCTGGAACGGCGTCTCGGAAGCGAAGTCGGTGATCAGCTGGAATGCGCTCTCGGCGTCCTCCACGGAGCCCGTGACCGACGTGAGGCGTGCTTCGAGCTGCTGAAACTGGCGGTTCGTCTCAAAGATGAACCGGCCCGCTCGCTCGGCAGCCCGGAACGCACCGAAGGCGGCGGCCGCTCCCGCCACAGCCTTTCCGAATCCGCCGAAGGTCTTCTCAGCACGTTCTGTGGAGGCCGTGACGTCGTCGACCTGATCTTCCAGTCGGTTAAGTTGCCGGTCGACCCTTCGGATCTGGCGCAGGACGTCCCGGGCGTCGAGCTCGATCCCTGAGACGACCAGTTCGTCGGCCATGATCCGTCCTTTTCAGCTAGAGAGAGAGCGGGAACCCGCCGGGGCGAGCTCCCGCTCTGTCGGGCGGCCCGACCGTCAGCTGTCCTGTCAGCCGGCTACCGTTCGCTGCGTTGTTTCTGTCGCAACTCGAGGAACCCATACCAGAGCAGCAGCTCCTCGCGCGGCAGCGCGTTGATCTCCGCTAGCGACTTTCCGAGCTCTTGTCCGAGGAGGAGCCGGTTGTAGAGGTCGGCGTCATCCTCGATTTTCCCACCGCCTCGTCGACGCTGGAGACCGCCGACTGGTACATGAAGGCGACGACCTGATTGAGCAGCGTGTAATCGGCCTCGTTGTACAGATAGTGGCGGTCGCCGGGCCGAAAGGCGGGACTTCCGTCCTCGAGTTCGGCCTTTTCGATCAGAAGCCGGATCCGCCGTTCCTGGCTATGGCTCTGAGGGTCCCGTCCGTCGTCCTCCATCGCCGCGTCGACGGCCTCGACGTCGGACGTGGTGAGCGGACCGAAGTAGAGGGTGAGATCCCACGCCTCGATCTCGATCGATCGGCGCCGGTCGCGTGTGGCGCGTCGAATCTTGTCGATGGGACGGGGCTCTTGCGACTGCGGCTCTCCCTGCTGGGTCATCGACGGCTCCTCATACGTTCCAATCGACCGCGAGGGCGCCTTCGCCCTCGAAGTTGAAGCTGACGGTCACCAGAGACCCCTTTTCGGAGACGACCTGGGCGTTCGGCGTCTGGATGTGTCCGTAGAGCTGTTTCATCGGACCCGAGCCCACCTGAAGCGCCACCCCGAACCCGGACGGGTCACCGTTGCCCGTGATCTCGTCGATGAGCGACTTCTGCTCGGGGTCCGAGTAGTCGAACAGCGCCTCCCCACTCCCCGACCACTCCGGAATGTCGAGCGTGCCCGTGCGGGCCGCGTCGCCCATGACGTCGGTGCGCAGATAGGGGCGGGAGGGGTCGGCCTGCCACGAGCGGACCTGAGCGATCGAGTTCGCCGTGAACGTGACTGCCGCGTTGTCGTCCCAGCCGCCCGCGACCTGGACGGTCGGCGTGAAGCTGATGTCGGCCGCGTTGGCGACCGACGCTCCGATGACCACGTCTGCGGTGATGGTATACGTGTTCGAGTCGCCGGCGACGGTGAACTCGTCGCCCTCGAGGATGACGCCCGTAAGCGCGGCCCCTCCGCCGTCGATCGTGGCGGTCGAGGCCCCCTGAGCGACGGCCCCGTCCAGCTGTGGGCTGCCCGACTGAAGGCCGCCGAGCGCCAGAAGCCCTCGGCTTCCGCGGAACGTGCTCACCGGATCAGGTCCAGTTCACGGTCAGGGCGCCCTCGCCGTTGAACTGGATGCTCATCGTCACCAGCGACCCCTTTTCGGCCGCGATGGAGGCGTTCGTCGGGACGATGTTGCCCGAGACCTCTTTGGGTCCGGTGCTCTCGACGATGCCGTTGAATGTTGTCGTCGGCGGGTCGGTGTTCGCGACGAGCACGTCGAGCAGCGCCTTCTGTTGAGCGTCCCCGAGGTCGATGTTCAGCTGGATCTCGCCCGACCACTCGGGCATGTCGAGAGTCCCCGTGCGTGCGGCGTCACCGATCGCGTCGTCCCGCAGATACGGGCGGCTTACGTCCACCTGCCAGGACTGAAGTTCCCCGATCGCCGTGCTGTCGATCTGGACCTCTCCGTTGGATCCTCGGAATGTCGCCATCAGTTTCTCCCTGTTCGGGCCCTACGGCCCTTCAGATCGTCTCCTCTACCTCGAACGGACAGTCCACGAGCCGGGACAGCCATTCGGGCGCCCGCTCGCCGGACGGCTTCGGGCCGCTTGGGGCGTCGAATCGGACGCTTGCCACCTCGATGCGGTTGAAAGCGTCGCGCACCGTATCGGCAAGCTCTTCAAGTTCGCCCGTGCCCTGTCCTCGGGGGACGAACACGATCGCCTGTGCGATCCCCACCAGTCGGTTCTTGCCCCGCCCGGTTCCCCCCATCGTCTCGATGAAGCCGTCCCCCCAGACGATGTCGAACCGCACCCACGGCGCGTCCTTGGGCGGGTCGAAGTCGGCCCCCTCGTAGGCGACCGGCGTTCGGTCCGCCCACTGGTCGTCGAACCGGCTGGCGATCGCCTCGGCGGATACATTGATCTCACTCGACATCGGACACGCCGCGGGCCAGCGCCGCGGCGATCTTGCTCTTGAGCGGTTCGAGCTCCTTCGACGTGACCCGGACCATGCCGTTCGGTGCCTGGTCGCTGGATCCTTTCTCGAGTTCGGGGATGTAGGGCAGCGCGTTGGTCAGAAAGATCCGGTCGCCCGCCCCGAACTCGGCGATCGTGGCCCGTCCCTCCACCAGTTTCGCGGGCACGTCGGAGCGGTCCGCGTCGCGGTCGGCCGACCGATCGGGAGACGTTCGGGCGACGTTCCAGTTCGCCCGGGCCCGACCCGTGTCCACGGGCGTCTTGCGGACGAGGCGGCCCTGAGCCTCGAGCGCCAGCCCGCGCACGAGCTTGTCGGCGTTCTTGCGCAGCGTGCTCATAAGCTGCTCGCGGCCTTTGAGCCCCATCAGCGCCTTACCTGCAACACGTAGAGGGCGATCTCGTCCCCGCTTCGGACTGGATCGACGCCCACGACCTCGTATCGGACCCCATCGATCTCCGCCCCCCAGTCTGCGTCCGGTGTCGCGCCGAGCCCGGCATCGCTGGCGGCGACCACGACCCCGAGATCGCCGGCCTCGACGTGCGAGTTGTCCTGGCTGACCGAGAACCGGGTCGTAAGTGACGAGAACGACTCGACGAGCGCGCTCACTTCGTGCTCGATGTCGAACCCGCCGCTCACCGTACGGCTCGACGGGTCATAGTCTGTATTTTCGTCGGGCTCGACGAGCGTGACATCGGTCCCGAACGTCCCGAGCAGGTTCTTCGATACGTTCCGGAGCGGAGCGTCGAGGATCCCCATGTCAGCCCCGGAACACGCGGACCTGGTTCTCCCCGCCCAGCACGAACGGCTTGAGCAGGCGCTTCACGGTTTCGGGAAGCTCGGCGGCCCGCTGCTGGTGGCGAGGGGTCACCGAAAGCGGTCCGACCTCCACCTTCTCGAACCCTTCGAGCCCGCTATCGGCGAGGAAGTCCCCGCCGAGGATGACCAGCCCGAGCTCGAACGTCGCGTGCTTGAGCCGGGTGGGGAGCTCGTCGTTGTCGAAGACGTGGCCGTTCGGACCCGACGCCCCCGACCGCGGCCACTCAAGCGCCTGGTCCTCGGGATCCAGATCTGTCTTTACGCCCTCGAACGGCTCCTGGTCGAGCCGACGGGTCGCCATGATGAGTGCCCGCTTCTTGTTATCGGCGGAGGCGTTGTCCCAGTCCGAGGAGTTGAGCCGCTCGTCGAAGTAGCTGTCCGCCTCGGCCACGGTGGCGTACGAATTCGCGCTGGCCCCGCCGACGGTGGCATCGAGGGTCGGCATCAGTCAGCTCCGGGCGTCGACCCGCCGTCAGCGTTTCGGTTCATCCACCCTCTCCCTGCACCTCGTCCAGCCGCGCCTCGAGAGCCCGCCGAGCCGTCGTCCGGTCTTCTGCGATCAGCAGCGCCTCGATCCGCTCCTCGTCGTCCACGTCTTGGAGCGCGTCCTCGAGATCCGAGACCGTCAGGTCGAGCAGCGGGTCTCCACCGATCGTCTGGTCTGCCTTCTCCCACAGCTCGTGGGCGTCCGGGTCGTAGTCCGACTCGTTGATGACGATGTAGTCGTCCGGATTGGACGGGTTGACGATTTCGACCGTCGGCAGCTGCGCCATCAACTTATCTCCGGTTCAGGGTGGGCTCGGTACGAGACGCGGAGGCCGGAGTCGAGCCGGCGGGAACTGCGGCCTGTAGCCACAGCGGGACACCCTCCCGCTCCGCGTAGCGCCCCGGGATCCGGCGACCCCGGAGCGGGCTGTCACTTGCAGCCGAGGCCCGTTAGCCGAGCACCCGGACGGCGAGCTCGGGCCGGATGGTCTTGACCCCCCACAGGAGGTCGAAGGACCAGTAGTCCTGCTTGTTCTGCCGCGTCACCTCGAGCCGGAGCGGCAGGCCCGTCACGTCGTCGATCATCGTGAGCACCTGAGCGTTGTCAGCCGCCGGCGCACGGAACGGCCGGATCGCCAGGGCGAAGGCGTCGCGGTGGAACGCCAGGTTGACCACGTGGTCGGCGCTGACCGCCATCGAGACGGCCTCCCCGCCCGAGAGCGCCACCTTGAGGTCGGGGCTGATGCTGACATCCCCGCTCGTGGAGTTGCCCAGGTCCAGGTCGGCCCGGACGACGTACTCCTGTGTGTCGCCCGCGAAGTTGATGATGTCGCCCTCGTTGAGCGCCACCGTGTCGTCGGTGTCCGTGGCGATCGTCACGGCGCTCACGCCGGTGCTGTGCGCCCCGGAGACCGTCGGATCGCCCGTGAGGCTCCCCGCAGTGTGCGTGGGGATCTGCTGGTCCATCAGCCAGTCGAAGCCGAGCTTCCGACCGATGTCCCCCTCGATGATGACCTCGTCGCGCTGCGTGAAGCTGGAGTCGGCGAACTCCGACAAGTTGATCGCGTTCTCCTCGGCGGCGGGGTCGATCACCATCCGGCGGTCGGGCAGGGGGGCCTTCTCGCGGTTCAGGATCTTCCGGGCCTCGGACGACTCGTCGTAGTTCGAGGCGAACGGCGTGGTGCCGGCCGTCCCGGTGTTCTCGTTGAAGTTGAATACCTCCTTGTAGAGGCCGAGCACCGAAGAGTTGACGTCTTCGGCCAGCGCGTCGACGGCGGCGTCGATCGCCATCTGGACAGACTCGTCGATCGTCTCGACGCGGTCCTTGTCGGTGAACGCCAGCGGGGCTTCCTTCCACTGGTCCAGGGTGATCGGCACCGTGTTCTCGGTGATGTCGGGAGCCGCCGCGGGGGTCACGCCCGGAGAGACATCCCGGGTGGTCACACTCGGGGGCTTCGGGACGTTGACCGTCTGGCCGCGCTCGGCCGGGGCCGGGTCGAAATCGCGGTTGATCGCCCGGGGCATGACGAGCCGCTGCCTGAGCCGCTGCAGCCCGCGCGCCAGAATCTTCGGCATGAGATCCGTCAGTGTGTTCGCCATTGGGGTTCTCCGTTGCTAGCGCCCCTCGGCGAACGAAAAAGAGCCGAAGGGCAAGGTTGACACGTCGTCGCGTTCTCGTGCCCACCTCGCCATTTCGGCCCAAGGCAGGGTGCGCCAGCATTTCGCTCCGGCGCATCCGGTGCTGCGGTCTGTAAACCCGCGGGGCGTTGCCTCCGCGCGGCTTTGCTACTCTGTGACGGTCACTTCTCCGGCGGCGACCTTGTCGGGGTCGGTGCGGACCATGCCGTCCTCGATCCTGGCCTCACCTGGTACGGTGGGGCTGCCCGAGTTTGACCCGCTTCCCGTCGGGTCCGACCCGGATCCGCTCTTGTTCGAGGCCGGCAGGTACGGTTTCGCCTGCTCGGTCTCGGCCCACTGTGAGACGAACTCCTCGATCCGGTGCTTGCCGGGGATTCCGTCGGGACTCTCCTCGAACACACCGACCAGCTCGCCGTCCTGCTCGGCCATCGTGGGTCCGCGCTCCTTGAGCATGGCACGAACGGCGGGCCGGAACTCCGGCTTGACGTCGGCCTCCTCGATCGCACGGTTCAGCTCGTTCTCAACCGTGCGCTGGTGGAGCGAGCTCTTGAAGTTGTCTCGCTCGGCACGGAGGTCTTCCAGCTGCCGCTCGTACTTGGAGGCCACCTTCTCCTTGACCTCCTCGATCTTCGCCTCGACGTCGACGTCGCCTCCTTCCCGGGCCTCGGCGAGCTCCTCTTCGAGCTGCTCGACGTCCTCGGGCGTGATGTCGCCGAACTGCTGGAGGCGACCGCTCAGCTTTTTGCGCTTCTGCTTCTCCGACTCGTAAGCACCCGACAGCGCCGTGACCTTCGGATGTTCCTTGATGCCGTCGACCGCCAGTGCGAACCCTCCGCCGTCTGCCTCCTGGTAATGATCTTCCAGGCCCTCGGGAACTTCGTCCTGGCTGGCGACGGTTGCAGGCAGTGTCACGATGTCTCTCCCTGTCTGAAACACGAAAAAGGGGCGACCTCGCACCCCTCGATGCGAAGCCGCCCCGTCTGGCGGAGTCCTTCTCTGTGTTGGCGGACCGGAGCCCGCCTCTTTCACTATTACGAGTTTATCCCGATACGGGTTCCCCGGTCAAGGCGAGTCGCGCTCGGTCAGATCGTCCGGCAGGGTGGGGTTCTGGCCCAGCAACATCCGCTTCGTGTCCTTCACCAGCTCCAGTGCCTCCAGCTTGCCCATGCCCTCCTGCCGGTAGGCGCGATACTCCTGTCGCAGAATCGGCGCGATCTCCTTTAGGTCACCGCCCAGCTGGTCGAGCAGGTGGCGAAGGCGAACGAGGCGGTCGGTCACCGAAACAGAATCCAGAAGATGATGACCGTCGCAATCCCTGCCCAGACGAGCGTCTTGAGCTCGCGCATCGCCCGCTCCTCGGTCGGGTAGCGGGCCCCACAGTGCGGGCAGTCGTCGGCGAGGGTGGAAACCGCCTCGCTACACTCCCGACAGGATCTCGTTGCCATAACAGACTAATGATATGGCGATCGGGTTTCCCGTGCACCTGTGGTAGTTTTTGGCGTCGCGTCTCTGGGCGGCACGCTGACCAGGTCCCTCAGTAGTTCGCGTGTCTCGCCTTCGGGCCAAGCCACCGTCGCGATGGCGGGCTCGCCACCGTCCGGGAAGGTGTATGTCTCCGCAACGATGCCGAGTTGCGGGGCATCGTGTCGCCGCACCTGATAGCCCGTGCGAATTCCCATCAGCTGTCTGCGAACGCATAGCGGGCGGCTGCTTCGGCGTCCTCGCGGTCCATTCCAGCGCTGACCTGTGCCTCGACAAACTCCTCCGGCGTGGTCTCTGCCGCGACCACGCGTGTCTCCGTCCGAGCATCGCTATTCCTCGGGAATCCACCGTCAACCTCGTCAGCGTCCGGATTTGCTCTCAACTCATCGTCTGCCATCACTCGGTCCAGTCGGTTTGGGTTTGCCGGACTACAACCTCGATGAGGTCACCGAGGTCATTCACTTCTGTGACCTCAAACATGCCCACCGTATACCACTCTCTTTCGTCGAGTAGCCCTGACAGATTCTCGATCTTTACGGCTCGCGCGCCCTCTTCTAGCCGAAACACGGTTGGAATGTGTGGTCCGGGAGCTCCACGTTGACCCCGGAAGGCAAAGTGGCCCGCAATTTCCTTGCGGGAACTGAACGATGACATACCAAAGCGGTGTGTTGTTCCTACACTAAAAGTACCCTCAACCTGTCCCTTGGATCCCCGAAACGCGACCCCACGATAAAGCTCCGGTGCCGCAGCATCGCTACGCTGGACTTCCGTCACTAGCCTCCGACCACGTCCAGACTCACCGCCGCGGAGCGCCTCTCTGACGTCTCCTTTGATCGCAGACAGATTTTCGTCACTGTTCGTCCATGCATCCACTGCGTCGGCAAACTCACGAGCCGCCGGGGGTAAGTCACCCGCCAGAAAGCGCTGTCGGAAAGCGTTTGCCTCTGACTGAGTGGAAAAGCTTGGCGTTTCCATCTCTCGACGCCACGCCGGCACGCCTTGCCCCCCAGCACTCGCACGCTGCCGCAACTCCTCCACGGTGACGGTGCGGTTGTCACTGCGTACTAGGTCCTTGAGGTTGATCTTTCCGTCCCGGAACAGCTCGGCCCGGGCAGGGCCGAGGATCTCGTTCTGCTTGGCCTCGGACTGATTCTCAAGCCAGCCCTCGAAGTCGAGGTCCGCCGACACCTGCCCGTCCTCCGAGGCGCGCGTGCCGGATTCGGGCGGCTCGATGCCGAGTTCCTGCCACTTGATGTTCGGCGTGATGACCGAGCGGCAGCCGAAGTGCTGAGGGGGAAGTCTGCGGCCGGGATCATCGAACCGAAACACCTGGCCGTCCAATCCCATGCAGATCATGGTGGTCCGCGAGTCGAGAACGGCCGTATACGTGTAGCTTTCGGTGATGTCCTCGTTCGCCTCGAACGTCCGTAGATGTGACTGGGCCGCCGTATGGTTGATCGCCGTCCGGACGATGGCCTCCGTCTGGCGGGTGGTCGTGTCGAGCACGCCGCCCTCGAAGATGACCTCTCCCGCCTCTCGGCCCGCCTGTCGGCCGCGCACCCGACGGACGATGTCGCCCAGCGTCTCGTTCTGGGTCATGCCGAGCTGGAGCTGTCGGCGGACCTGAAAGACGGTGGATTCCGCCTGGTTTTCCGCCCACTCCGAGAGCGTCGCCCCGCGGAACGGCTCGCTCTCGACGATGGCGCGAATCTGATCCCGGGAGACGGGCTGATCGAGCACCGAGACGCCTGCCTGGGAGGCGGATTGGCCGAGCGCGAGCTCGAGTTGCTCGGAGGCGACCTCGGACTGCTGCAGCCCGATCTCGGTCGTGTCGGAGACGATCAACTCACGGACATCCTCGAAACTTGTGTCCGTGAGCTCGGCCACCTGGGCGATGAGGTTGGCGAGGCGCTGCTGGCGGACCGTGGGATCGTCGGTGCCCGTCGGGTCGATCCGGGTGATCTGGGCCGCGATGTCGTCGAACAGATCACGAAGGAGTGACTCTGCGCGGCCTGCGACCCGGTTTTCCAGCTGTCGCAGGTCGAACAGGTTTCGTACGATCCCTTCGGTGGGATCCCGGGCCATCAGGCAGGCTCCGGCTTGATTTCCGTCACGCCGACGACGGCTCGAGCATAAATCCGGCACCGAGACGAACGCCACTCTGTCGGCTCACCCGACTTCCAGCGCTCCCCCTCCTCGTAGCCTACCGGCTCCCAACGGGCTTCCGTCTCATAGTCGATCCACCCGTCCGGTCGGGACAGGACGTCACGCACGTCGGAGAGCGCGAGCGGTTCACCGTCGGGTCCCTGAAGATTCTGGTCCGGGCGGATGGTGGTATGGATCCCGTCGGCACGCTCGATGGAGATCGCCTCGGGTTCACTCATCGTACAAGTCTTGACTCTCTCGAATCGCCCGCTCGGCCGGTGACTCTCCGGGTTCTCTACCGGACGGGGAGTCTGCGAGGCGGCCGAGCAGATAGTCGACACCGGCGACCCAGCCGCGCAGATAGTCGAGACGCTTCCGTGATTGTCGGGACTTCTGGCGAGCTTCATCGACCCGCTCCCGGGTCAGATCCCGGATCTCTTGCAACCGGTCAAACGACTCCTCTCGCTCCCGCGCCCGACGTCGATGGCGCCGATGGAGAACCCACCCAACGCCCACCATGATGCCGACACCGACCGCCAGCCCGGCGAGGAACACTCTGATCACGTGACCCCAGCCTCCGCTCCGGCCCCGTTGCCCTCACCGCCGGCGGGCTGCTGGCTCCGGAGGAACCGCTCAAGCACGTTCATCCCCCCGCCCGACAGCCGCGCCATCTCCTGCTCGCGGTCGAAGCCGGCCGGCAGCACCTCGCCCCGTTCGAGCAGGTCCCACATCGTCTCGAGCGACAGCTTGCCCGTATCGACCAGCGAGGCGAGCGACTGGACCATCTGGGGCGGCATCATCTGCGACTCGAAGTCGCGGTTTACCGTCACCTGGCCGGCGCCGTCCTCCTGGTCCAGCCATTCGGCGTGGAACTCGACCGCCTCCACAAGCGACTGTTGCAGACCCCGTGCGGCAGTGGCGAGGTTCGAGTCGGTCTCCGACTTCTCGATCCGGCGCGCTTCAGCCGTTTCGGCGGCCCGAGTGTCGCGCTGGAGCATCGCCAGCCCAAGGGCGGCCATCCGCTGCTCGATGTCCTGGAGCTCCTGCTGGGCCGAAGCGAGCCCCTTCCCGGCCGGCTCCATGTATTTCGCATCGCCGTTCACGTCCGGGATGGCGATGCCGACGTTGGATCCGACGGTCACGTCGTCCGCCTCGATGCCGACGAACACGGGTACGGGGTTGTTCGTGACGTGAATGCCGTTGTCCCGATCGCTTCGGATCTGGAAGTGTTTGACGTTCTCGAGCGCCAGGTCCAACATCGGCGGGCTCGATTCGAGCAGCCCCGTCCGGTTGGCGTAGAAGGTCGATAGCGGGATCCGGCTGATGTCCATGACACCGCGATCGACCCGGATAAGATCCGAGCCGGCGGCATCGGGGTCTTCGGGCTGCCAGACCTCGAAGGCGACCGCCGTCCCGCGGTCTCGATCCACGCCGTCGCTCGACTCGGCCGAGATTAGGCGATAGACGCGAAACCGGTCGACCTCCTGCTCCTTGAACTCACCGTCGGGGGTGACCACCGTCTCGCGATAGACGAACTGTGTGAGGACATGCTCACCCGCAATTCGGGTCGCACGGAAGCTCAAGACGTCGCCCTTCAAGATGTTGACCCAGTAGGGGCGTCGGCCCGCCTGCTCCTCCTCGAGCTCGTTCTGGAACTCACGATCGAGCCGCTGCATGTCGACGAAAATGTGGCTATGCCCGTCCCGGACCCCGTGTTCGAACACGTCGCGGGCGAAAACGTCCAGAGAGCGGCCCGCCTGGTCGATGTTGTCCGCCTGATCCCGGATGTCCTCGCTGACATCGTCGCCGATCTCCGGGTCCTTGCGGAACACCATCCCGACCAGCCCCTGGACCGTCCGTCGGAAGGCATTGAAGAGAACGGCTGTCCGCACCCGGTCTTCGTAGGCGTCGTCGGGCTCTCTCGGGAACTCGGGCAGGTAGGTCTTCGCCTTTTCCCTGAGCCGGAGCGTCCCCTCGTAGAGATCGCTGACGATCGTGAGCGGCTCCTGCTGGCGCTCATGGACGACGCCGGGAACAGACGGGTTATCCTGGTTGTCTGGCATGGTCACACCCTGAAGTCAACGCCCTCGGCCGTCCGCTTGGGGCTCGATACGCGGTAGCGTGTTTCGTCGGCGCAATTGTGGACGACGATCCCACCCTCCACAGCGAAGGCGGCGGTCGCGGGAACCTCCAAGCAGTAGACATCGGCCCGGCCGGCAGGCTCTACCCGCTCGACGACCGGCGGATCACCGACGCACATTTTCGAGAGCAGGTCCGCGTCTTTCGGTACTTGTTGATCGTGAACGTCTCCTCGCACACCTCGCAGGTCCGCTCCTCGTCGTCCACCCCAGACGCCCGCCGGGCCGCTGCCTTGCACCGATTCGAGCAGTACTTTGCATTTGGCGCTGTCGGTTTTGCTGTCTCGTACTCCTCCCCGCAGTGCTCGCACGTCTTCGCCACGGTCTCTTTGAAAAGCGGTCGGATATTCTCCTCGTAATGTTCGCGATGCCACTCGCGTCCATCGGGGCTCTTGTGCCACTCCGCCGCGCCTTCTCCCGCTTTCTTGATTGCCTCCCGACTCTTTTCCCGTCGCTTCGGCTCCAGCATATGGTCGTGGTGATGTTTGGACGCCGGCTTCAACTTCAAGTCTTCGATCTGGTTTCGGCTCCGGTCTCCCGTTTCGTGATGCACGTGATAGCCATCCGGAATCGGACCGTTGTGTGCCTCCCAAACCTCCCGGTGTAGGCGCCGTCCATTCCGCTGAAAGTAGCGTCCGCACAGATAGAACCGATCGCCTTGGAACTTTTGAATCGTGTCGCTGATAACCTGAACTCGCATATACGCCACCCCTCTCTTGGGTACACTCTGACCGTGTACCGCAACTTATCGGGCGGGGGGGGGCCACGCTATGCACTGCAACGCCCGGCATGAGATCGCCAGCGTCCATCCACCGGCCGTCGTCGGTCATGATCCTATGATCTCTCGTGCAGACCAGTGAACGGCCATTGCCCAACACGACGCGCACGACGGGCGCACCTTTCCGGGTACGGCGACACGCCGTATACCGCTCCCATCGTCCGCCCACGGACAGCACGAACCCTTCTGTGCCGACCATCGTGCCTATTGGCTTCGGGCCGTCCGGCGTCTCGACCATGGTGTCACTGTGCAGGCAATGGTCTTCGGCCTCGGTGTCCACGTCATCGATGTATCGACCCTCGCCGCGCGGAAGCGTGGGGACGGTCCGGATAAACTGGCGGCAGCTATCGAATACGTAGAAGCAGGGCTTCTCGGGGCGGTCCTTCCGGCTCTCCTTGAGCATCCGCCGCAGCACCGCCCAGCCCGCCTCCCGGTCTTTCGCCTTGACCCGACGGAACGGAACCCCGGCCGCTCGAAATACCGACGACATGGATTGCTCGCCGGGTCGCTCCGGAGGGAGGTCGGCGGGGCCCGCCTTCACGCGACCGTCGATCCCCATCTGCTGCTCGCGCCGGGCAACGCCAGCGGCCACCTCGCGGTCGGTCAGCCGCAGCCCCTCGTTCGGCGTTCCGTTCCATCCATACCATTCCGCGATCCGAAAGAGCGTGCCCCGGGGGTAGTTCACCCCGTTCGGAGCCTCCGTCCCGTCGGACTCCGCCCACCAGCCGACCGAAAACGGGGCGGAGGAGCCGTAGTCGAACGCCCGGTCGATCCGCCAGTGTCGGGGCGTATCGGCTGGCGGCCACCCTTCGATGACGTGGGTCTCTCTCTCCCACACGTCGTCGAACATGCCGCCGGCGACGATGTCCCAGTCCGCCTCCAGCCACGCTTTCGCCTGGGCCGGGTTCTCGGCCGCCGCCGCGATGAACGCCTCGTAGTCGGGCTGGGCCTCCATCAGGGCCAGGTTTTCCGTGTAGTGGCCCTGCACCCGGACGACCTTTCGGCCCGTCAGGTCGACCCCCTCGGGGACCTCCAGGCCCGCCTGCTCGAACACCTGATCCACGTCGGGTGTGAACGGCTCGCCCTCTTCGGCCGGATCGATGAAGTAGGATTTTACCCAGTTGTGGCCCGGCCCGTACGGATTACAGGTCGCTCGATACTTGAGCGGCACACCCTCGGTCGAGGTCCGGCAGCACGACTTCATCAGGTGGTAACAGACCGGAGACGCCCAGTTGGTGAGCTCCTCCCAGCCGATCCACGGGTATTCGTGGCCGTGGTATTTCTGGTAATCCTGTCGTCGGCGCATGTGTCGAAAGAGGAGCTCTTCGCCAGTCGACCACTTCCACTTCGACTGGTTTCCCCCGACATAGCGTGCATCCTCGGACGACCAGATCTGCGGGAAGAGCTCGAGCGTCTTGTTGACGACGTCCTCGAGCTGGGTAGACTCTTCCCGGAACAGGATCCCGCGCCAGGCCCGCCCGTGCCCCTGACCGACGTGCTGAGCGAAGTCGCACAGGAGGGCCTCCGTCTTCCCGGGGCCTCGGGTCCCTTCGTACAGCGTCTCGAAGTACGGCGACGCGAGGAACCGATACTGGGACCCGGGGAACGGCGCCCAGGCGACCGCCGGGCGCGACTCCTTACGAGCCGCCAGCGCCATTGCCGCGGTGGGCGGGTTCTCGCTTCGACAGGCGACGCCACCGCTCGGGCGGCATCGGGCCGGGCACCATCAGCACACCGCCCGTGTCGATTTCGCCCGAGTGTTCTACCTTGTCCACGAACAGCTTGTGGACCTTGCCCAGCTGCTTGAGGGCGTCCTTGGCGTCATGGAGCTTGATCTGGGGCTGGCCGTTGGAGTCGTAGGACACCTCCCGCACCAGGTGGAGCAGGCCCGCCGCCTTCGCCTTCTCGAGATCGAGCGTCCAGCCCCCTCCCCCCCGAATCTCGATGAAGTTCGCCATGTCGGCCCGCGCCATATCCGCCAGCCGGGCGAGGATCTCGTTGGCCGCCATGGCGCGCTGATCGAGCCGGTTTTCCACAGCCTCGGCAATTTTAGGTTTACTTAAGTTTTCGTGGCCGATGACGTGCGCCGTCTTCTCCGAGTACCCCGCCGCGATGGCAGACTGGGTGGCGTTGCCGAGGTTGGGGCCAGTATACTCCTCGACGAACCGGCGCTGCTTCGGCGTGAGGTGAGCGAGCGAGCCGGCGATGTGGCTGTCCCGCCAGCAGGTCTCACCGGGTTCGGTAACGGGCGTCTGGCAGGGCTTGCCGGAAGCGGTAGCCTTGGATCCGCAGACCTGATCGCTCACACCGCCACCTCCTCAAACTCCACACCGTCGGCGAGCGCCTCGTTGTCCTGTCGTCCCTGCCGGTCGACCCGTGCGATATAGCGGTAGACGTCACAGTCCGGGTGTGTGTGCTGGACGAGCGTCCGGCAGGCACCTTCCTCGACGACGACCGGTCGGTGGTAGGCCACCTCGCCGCATTCGGGGCATTGCGGGTATACCAGCTTCACGCTTGGCTCCCATACAGAGAAACGGGGCGGAGGCCACACCTCTCAGTGCGACTTCCGCCCCGTCTGGCGGAGTTCGGGCTGTCTCCCGTCAATCTACCCCGATCGACACATGAAGGTCAATTTTAGGAGGCGGTCGCCGACACGATCTCTCCTATCTCTACACGTCAGCCGTTGGCGGGTTTGTGGTTGCTCGCACCGCCGCGTCCAGTTCTCGACCTTCCTCACTCATGGCTTCAGCTTCCGCCCGTACCCGAGCCGCCGGGCCGCGGCGACTGCACGGCGCTTAGCCTCGAGGACCGCGCGGCGCTCGGCCTCGTCGTCTCGGTAGATCCGGAGGCCCACCGAGAAGAGGGGGAGGTTGAACCGGCCCATGTCGACGGTATAGGCCGGGATCTCGTCGCTCAGACGCCGCCACTCCGCGCAGACCTCCTCGTCGGAGAGGCCCGCGACCGCCCGGGGCATCTCCCGGCAGGGGAACGCGGGCTTCACTCGGGACCCTCCTCGTCCTCGACGATCTCGAACGTCGGGGTCAGCCATTTCGATCTTCTCGTCGCTCTCCATCGGTGCTCTCCTGCCTCTCCCGCGCCGTCCGCTCCTCGATCCGCTCGTACGTGGTCCACCGCGTCGGACATTCCTCGCAGTCTCGCCAGCGTTTGACCTGGCCGTCGGGGCCGGGGCAGCTCTTGGCGACCGTGTGGTCTTCCGACCCGCAGGCGGGACACTTCACTCGGCGGTCTCCTCCGCGTAGGCGTCGATGCCGCGGTAGACTACCTTCCACTCCTCCGAATCGCGGTCGTGGTATCCGTCGGGCATCGGACGGCCGGTCAGCAGACTGCACAGATCATCGAGGAAGTCGATGTCTCCCTGGGCCGCGACCCACAGTTCGTGCAGCTCCTCCGGCTCCAGGCCCGCCTCCTCGCACCAGCCCCGTGCGATCTCTCGGCCCGCGATCTCCAGCATCGCGAAAACGTGCTCCCGGTGCACCTCGCTCTGGTATCGCTCCCGCTCCGTCGTCGTGGTGCTCATCTCACTCTCCCCCCTTGAGTTCGACCGGCAACTGATTTCCGGTGTAGGTGCCGGGCAGTGCCACGCCAGACCATCCACGGGGAGCACCCTCGACCATGCGTATGCGTAACATGTAGGTCACCGGCTGCGTCTCTTGACACCACACCTCTACCTGGGTCTCGGCTGGCAGCCTCTCCAGGTCTCGGATCAAGCGCGCGTCGTCGTCGTCCACCGGGTCCGCCCAGTCATCGGACAGCAGAGTCCCCAGTGTCACGGTAGCCACGATCTCCATCTCACTCCTCCTTCGTTCGGATCCGTTGGCTTGTCTTGTCAGCGGGTGGGGAGCCACCCCAGCCCGGACCGGCCCGTAGGGGGCCGGTTTCGGCAAGTGCATCATCATCATGCAGTTTCCTGGATGATCTCGGCGGCGATGGCCTGGGCCACGTACTCATCGGTCAGCTCAGGCGCGTCGGGTCCGGCCACGTCGTGCGGTTCCTGGCCGTCCCAGGCCACGATGCCGTAGGTATCGGCGTCCTCGTCGTACACGGCCACGATCTCACCGGGTCGGCAGTGGTGTGCGCCGAGTCGTACCACCTGGGTGAGACGGAGCACGGGGACGCTGGCGGCCACCTGCTCGGGCGGCAGGTCGGCGAGGCTGTACACCAGGGACCCGTG